AACACTTTTGCTATAGATGTGGCGACCCAAGGTTCAATAGTGAATCCGGTATCTTTACGCACTTCTTGAAGTAGTTCTTTCTCACGTTTGGTTAACATTTTTTTTACATTCTCTGCTTTATCTATATCAACACGAACACCTTTTGTTTTCATATCTAATAAAACAGGAAGTAAACTAGATTCTAAATTAAATATAGAGTTACATTCTTCTTTATCTAATAAAGGTCTTAAATGATCCCAAAGTTTTAATGTAACACTAGCATCTTGTTCAGCATAAGCACCAACAAAACGACTAGGTAATTGCCACATTCCAGACTTTGGATCAACACCAAAATATTCGGCAGCCTTATTCATCATTCTTTCGTTCTTGTACTCTCCAAGATATTCCCCTGCAAGCGAATTAAGATTGTAATATCTTCTGTTCTCATTCAAAAGAGGTGCCGCAATCATAGTATCTATTATTTTACCCTGAACTTCTATGCCCTCGGCTCTTAGCCATCCCAAATCATACATAGAATTGTGAAATACTTTTTCTATATTAGGAGTTTGCATTTGTTTTTTTAACCAGGAGAAAACTTTCTTAGGTTGTATATTACCTCCACCCTCATGTCTTATTGGATAATAACCTATAAAATCTCCTGCAGCCACCGCCACACCAATAACATATCCATCATTTCTACACCATCCTGGTCCCAATTTCATTAGGTTTGGATCTCTGGTTTCTAAGTCAACCGCAATTCTGTCGCACTTAGTTAAGTCTGGGAAGGTAGAAGGAGGAGACCAATCGCTTTCCAGACCAACAGCCGCTACTTCTTTTATTTCTTCGTTTAATAAGTCTGGCATTTCTTCAGGTCCCTTCGCTTTAAACCAATCCCCGCTCATATCAGCTAAGTTAAATTGATGTTTCTTTTTCATGATTAACAATTTCTCCACCCAAGGCTGCATACCCAATAATATCTTTCCACGAATCATCGTGTTCCATTGTCTCAGCTAACCTAGCTAATTTAACTCCTATCATACAAGCAACTACCTCTTCAGCGGTTACCTCTCTTGCTAATACAACAGACCATATCTTGGCTATTCGTTCATGATTAAACTTAGCTGGCCCATATTCCTTGGCTCTCGGTCCGTTGATTAGTTTCTCTGCTTCGTCTAAAAAATATTTTCTATCTTTTTTCATTTTTATTCCTTGTCTCTGTATCCGTTTGATTTTTATTCCACAAAAATAAAGCCACCAGATTCAGTGTTAAATGTGAATTTTACACAAGGGATGTCCTCGTCCGCAACATTGGGATCGTCCCACATCCTTTCAATTCTCTTTTGTTCAAAATCAATAACACCTTGTTTATCTAACTCTTCTTTTTCTTTGTTTTTTCGTTCATAATATTCTTTTTCCGTAATATTCTTTTTCATAATCTAAATCCATTATCCTTATTTGATTCTACAATGTGTAATTCTTTTTTTGCTCTTGTTGCTCCTACATAAAAAGTCCTAATCTCGGAATCTTGATCAGAACTTTCTGCACATGCTCTTGACGACTCTAGCATAAGTAAGACGTTGTCTGCCTCCCCACCTTTTGCCTTATGGATCGTTGATACTTTTATTCTTGGAGAACCGTTCCAAATCTTCTCCCCACTCTTCCTCACTGAGTTGATGTAAGTCAACTCCTTGTCTGATACTTTTACCACTTGGTTCCAATGTGTCTCCGCTGACACATTTAGACAATCTCCCATATATTCTATTGAGTATAGTTTTTCTGGGTCTAAAGAAGTTAACACTTTTTTTCCATGTTTGGTAAACACATGAGGCTGTGTTATCTTCGAGAAACTCTTCCATTCGCTTATCGACAGATCTTGATTTTTGCATATTTTATTCCACACCTCTATTCCGTTAAGTACATTTGGGGAAATAGACCAACCAGAACCTTCTTTCCAAAAGAGGTATCCGCTTTCTTTGAGTTGATTAGCGACTTTATTAACAATGTAATTCGTTCTTGCAAGGATCAACCACTCTCCGGTTCTTAGGTCTACATCCATCATATCATAATGCCAAACAACCGAACCTTTTTTTGTTGTGGGTTGCCAAACTTTAGGTTGCCTATTAGAGAGCCTTCCCACTAAATTTTCTACTATGCCATGTACTTGTAAAGGTATTCTGTATGATTGATCTAATATAATTTTATTAGAACTAGCATTTAAAAAATCTTTAACATCTACTCCCATCCAAGAATAGATACATTGATCATCATCTCCTGCATAAAAAGTTTTCTTTGCCTTTGGAACTAAAACTTTTTTAACCATTTCCCATTGCATCGGAACTAGGTCTTGTGCCTCATCAACTATTAGGAGATCTAAAATAGGACCCTCTCCTTGATCTATAAAGTCTTGAATCATGTCAACAAAGTCTCTTTTCTTCATGGCTTTCTTATAATTATGTAATGCTTTTTCCACTACTTTAGCTTGTTGGAAAGTCATCTTACGGTCATTTGTATCACTAAACTGTTGCTCTAAACTTACACCACGAACACGAGCCATGTTAATTAATCCAAGATAAGCATCGCCCCCTTTACCTGCCGTGAACAATGTGCCGTCTGACATACTAACAGAAGAATTAGCCGAAAATTCTAATCCTACAAGTTTACCAAGGTGTGTGTAATCATTGCCAAACAAAACATCCTTTCGACTAATTCCTAACCATTGAAAAGCTAAAGAATGAAGAGTTCTAAACCATACCATTTGTTCAGCATTCATACCTAGCTTTTCTGTTGCACGAGTCCTAGCCTCTTCAGCAGCTTTTTTACTAAAAGATACAAAAGCTATTTTGTCAGGTGGTGTTCCATTCTTTATTTCTTCTTGAACAATAGATATAAGTTTGGTTGTTTTTCCAGTTCCTGGTGGCCCAAATATAGTTGTTTCCATTAGAACGGCACCTCTTCTTCTTGTATCTCGATACTCGGAACTTGAACCTCGGAATTAAATTCAGGAACCCACCAAACTCTGACATTCTTCCATTCGCCTCTAGTATTCTTAAATTTCTTATTACCATTAGCAGATTGATTTTCATTGAGTTCTTTCAAGCGTTCTTGTATTTGACCTCGACTATAACTATCAAACTTCTTTGCTCTTAGAAACTGCATCAAAGAATCAAGCTTAAAATAAGTTGCACCATCTTCCGTCCAAGGTTTACCAAGAGATAGTTCTTCGGCTGATTGTGCTTGCACCCTTCCGGTACAATAGTTCTCAAGCAATTCAAGAAACTGACCTTTATATGTTAACTCTTCGGGAACTTCTATTTCATTAACATTCTCTAATAAAGAATTAATCAAAGCTTGCCAATCTCCATTCTTCATAACCGGAGGCATATAATTTAATTGTTCCATGCATTGTCTTTGAAATTTTAAAGGCACCTGCAAATCTTCCGTTGATAATTCTAATCTTCTTGTTTCTACATCAGCAAACCAAACTCTCGGCTCTGATAAAACAACAGACAGTCCACTTATATCCATCGTTTGAGTTTGATTACCTATTCCATATTTTTTTGTTTTGCATAAAGTTTTATTGCAAAATGAACATAAAGGTTGTTGATCGCAGGTATAAAAATATTCTTTTTTATCTAACTGTCCTTGTATGGTTACAATGTCCGATGCAGGTAATGGAGGAACACAATAAGTAATATTGAAGTTTTCTAGTAATGATTTCCAATTATCTGGATCCATCTTTTTAAACATCACAGCAGCATTAAACATTGATGTATTTCTGCCACCCTCTGGAATACCTTGCTTTGCCATTGTTGATATACATGGAGGACTTTCTTTAAACTGATCTGAAGATCCACCAAAATCAAGAGATAAAAAATCTTTAGGTATAACAGTTCTACTCTCTTGTAGTTCTATAAACTCTTCAAGAGTTGCCTCTTCTCCATCTTCCTTAACTGCATATCTCATAGTTTGTTCAGAATCAAAATAAGGAAGGTTAATAAAGTTTCCAACATCCCCACGTTCTACTAAGACCTGCTCTTGTTTAGGAAATATTTCACAGTTACCAAAACCTAGTATAGATGATATCTCAGAAGCTTTATCTCTAAATTCTCCTGCACCTATCCATTCTTTAAAGAAAAAGAATATGTGTGCCCCACCAGATTTTGATCTACAAACAACAGCAGGTATTTTAAAGCCTCTGATTTTTTTATCTAATGCAACAAGGTCTAATGGATATTGATCAATATCCAAGGCACCAAATTTACACTTGTTTTCTTCGTTGATAGGAATAGATCCAACACCTTTGAATCCATTTATATGACTCTCAACTAAGGATAAAGTTAAGGGTTGCCTTACGATAAAGGAAAGAGCCTTTTGTTTACCGGCTCTTCTTTCTTCTGATATTTTTGTCTGTCCATGTGCTGCACTAAATCCTTCAAATGCAACCATAAACTTTTCGTTTATATTCATTGTATTCCCCTAGAAGATTGGGGCGATAAAGGGAGGAATAGTTATCGCCCCAAAAAGTTAAAACGGTAAGTCTTCTTTTTCCTCACTTCCGCTTATTACTTCTTCAGTCGTACCTGCCTGAGTTTTTATTGCCCCTGACCTGAACGATTGATAAAAAGATTTTGCAGACAAGAAAGCCTCTTGGGGAATCAAGGTTGGAGCAACCTTCTCAACTGCAAAATTATACCAGGAACCTCTGTCATTGCTTTCTTGTGTGGAAGTTAGTCTCCACGCAGTTCCCCACATAGGGGGATTAAACAATCCATTAGGACCTTTGTACTGTACCATCTTCATCATGGTATTCCATTTCTTAGACACTTTAAGTTGTGTCTTCTTCATATCACAAATTGCCGTCTGTGTAGCACCGGTCTTAATGTCTACAAGCATAACAAGATGTTGGGCTGAACGAATTAATTCATTGCCCGAAGGTAACATTTCTGTGCCACCTTCTCTAATAGTCTGTTGTAATATAGGGTCATTAGAATTTAACTCGCCCATAAATCCTCCGCCCTCGGTTCTAAGTTGGAATTCCAGATACTTAACAGTGTATCCACAAGGTATAACGTAAACACCTTCTTCACTATCCCAATGCTGACTAGTAACAGTATTGAATAGATCGCCTCCTGTAGCACCCTTAATATACACAGCTTCCTGCTTATTAAGTTGTGGAGATGTAGTTTGTATTAAACGTAGGAAAGGTATTTGCATATCATCTGCACCAATAGAATCCATGCCCTCTCCTGCGAATTCAGCCAACTCATTCATTAAGTTAGCAGGTAAGTTTTCTTTCTTCTCTTGAATTTCTGTATTAGCCATTTTTAACTCCTTGTTATCTTAGCTTCATTACCGACAAAAACACCGAAAGTTTCAAAGTCTAAATCTTCTCCATTTTCGATTCTTGTTTTAACCCATGATTTTAAAGTCATCGGATGTATGTGTGTCTTCTGAACAGGGTCAAAACCATTCTTTCGCAGATCATCTATTACTGCACCTGCTTGATTGTCTTGACCTTGAGAGAATGACACGATGACATCATTTTTAATAATGTCAGCTTCGCCTACCGATCTAAGAAAATTAAAAGCTTCTTCTCTTTTATCTTCGGCTATGCGAGCATGAACGAAAGGTTTTACGCTTACCTTATGACCATCGACAGTTAGACTATCCATGCCCATTTCAGCCATAAGCATAGGGATGTCCTCTTCGTTCACTTTTCTTTTTTTGAATTTCAAATCCTTGAGGTGCTGATCAGCCTCCTCAATATCTTTTTGGATTTGAACTGATTGTCGGATAAGATTAGATAACCTAGAGGCACCTTCCTTATCTACATTATCGAACTTATTTGGTTCGATCTTTTCTTTCTCGAATAGAGCATACACATCGCTCATAATAACCTCTTTCTGTTGTAAAGTTTTTCCCCTTCGGGATTGAGTAATTGTTTTACATTACAATTGATTTTGTTGTCAAGCAGCTTTTTGTTGTTGTGACACTTTCTTGACCAAGTGTGCTAATTGTCTACTTACACTCCTTTCGTTTTGTTCAGCTAATTCTTTTAACATTTCGTAAACATCTATAGACACTGCTACAGATTTCCATTTGTTCGGATCCATATAATTCTCCTTGTTAATCCATTAATTTAGTGGAAGGTACTACATATTACATATAGAGTCAAAGATAAAAGTTTATTTTAACCACTCTCTTACTTGTTCTCCAAGAGATCGAGCTGATAGTTCATTCTTTGCTTTTAAGCTCTTAACAATATGTTCGTCCACTGTTCCTTTTGCTACTAAATCCACATATAAGACTGTGTTTTTTTGTCCTATTCTATGGCATCTTGCCTCCGATTGTATCCTAGATTCTAGATTAAAATCATTAGCATAATAAATAACATTGCTTGCTTTATTTAATGTTAGTCCTCTCCCTGCGGTCTGAGGGTTTGCTACAAAAAATCTAGCCTCTCCGTTATTTAATTTCTGTTCTGCAAGTTGTCTGTCCTTTTCAGAAGTATCTCCATAAAAAGTAACAACAGAATCTTTTCCATAAACCTTTTGTATTTCAGATTTAATATTCTTTATGTCATATCTAAACCTTGACCAAATAATTATACTACCACTCATCTCTTCAATAACTTCAAGCATGGCATCTGTTCTATGGCTCTTGAATTCTACAAGTTCTCCATCATCGGTCATAGAGTGACCACACAAAACTTGTTGTAGTCTTAGTAATTGTGTCATAACGGCAGGTGCTGAGATTAATTGACCATCGTCAAGTAAAGCTATTGCTGCATCCTTAATACTTTTGTAATGCCTCAACTGTTCACTCGTCAAAGCAACTTCACGAGTTGTATATATTGTAGGTGGTAAATCTAATGCCTCTGCTTTTGTTACTCTATGCGAGAATGTAAGTAATCTCTCTGACAAATCATCTAAGTTTTTATATCCAACAATCTGCTGAAAGGAATGAGCCCCCATTCTTTGTGTTCTCGATATCGCATATTTTCCCTGGAAAGACCAAAAAGAATCATGACCCAACAGATCTTTACTCATAAACCCACATTGCGAATATAGATCCATAGGCGAATTTGTCACAGGAGACCCCGTTAATATTCTTTTATACTTAGCTAACAAACCAAACGATACTAGAGCCTTGGTCCTCTTAGCTTTAGGATTCTTTATTGTTGTGGATTCATCTATAGCTAATAAAAAATTTGAATCTTTCGTGAAAAATTCAATATATTTTTTCATCTTTGTTGTAGCAAAACCTTCAACATTAACTAAAAGAATTCTTAGGTTTTCTCTTGAGTGTGCTCCATCAACTAATCTTTTCTTTTGAATTTTATTCGGCTGCGGAGTCCATAAATAAACTTCTCTATCTATTTCGTCCAACATATGAGTTGGTATTTCATTCTCTTGCCAATTTCTGTACACACCTTTCGGGGCGACTACAATAGCAGTATCTATCTCTCCATTTTGATAAAGCCAAACTATATTATCTATTAAAACTTTTGACTTACCACACCCCATCTCCATGAAATAGGCATAATTTTGTTTGTTATAACTTTTTTCTAAAGCAACCCTTTGATGGTCATATGGTTTTGTTTTATAATTAAAATTCATTTGTATGTATCCTCTATCCAAGCGAGAGTTGATGGTGCTGAGTATCTCTCTACATATTTATTTCTATATGTAACTTCAGGTTCTACTGCTGTTGGGTCATCCGTACCTTTAAAATCAGACTCAGGCAGTTCTAACGATTCCTCTGTTGTTAAGAATGGTCCCCAATAACCTTGGGAGCCATCTAGTGAGTTACGTTTTTCTCTTTTCCAACCCTCAAGCCGAGCTATTTTTTGGATCGTCATCATCGGTGTCCCAATCTGGCTCGAAATTGATTGTGTATCGTGCCCCAGACTCCACATCTTTTTTGCCACCGCTACCGCTAGGTGTGGATGGCTTGGGAAACTTGATGATGTTACTTCTATTTTTAGAGTGTATTTTTTGCTTTTCATTATCTTTACTCATACAGTTCATCCTCCTCTATTCCTTGCATGATTCCAAACCTTGCAGCTTCCATGTACCACAAGACATCGGCAGGGTCTTTTAGTGTTGTTATCATTTGAACTTGACCCTGTTTATTTTGCCCCATGATGACAATTTGTTCAAATGTTTCTGATGCCATGTCACAGACACTAGCAACAGGTTTGTCCGTCCTCTTCATTTTATATGGGAATTTTATGACATTGTCACTCATTTTTGTGGAGCCCCCTGACAACAATCCTCTATAACGGCATGACAAAGAACACATTGTTCATGCCCATGTACTTCCATTGTTTGTAAATTGCCTTGGCATCTAGGACATCTAGGTGCACAATG